CGACCCATCCAGCGTACTGATGGATATATCAGTGCTTTTGTGAAACTTGAAAAAGTTGAAGATCCTTATAAAGATCCGAGAATGATACAGGCACGAGGTGCCAGGTACAATGTTGAATTGGGAAATTACCTTAAAGCATTTGAGCACGACTTCTACCATCTACGTGGTGAAGACGTCCGAACTCCATTCGGACAGCAATGCTTTCCATCTGGAAGACTGATGGTTAAGGGAATGGACCAAGTTGGCAGAGCTGCCTTACTAACTCACAAGTGGAACCAGTTCAAAGAACCAGTCCAACTAGCGCTAGATTGTAGTAGATTTGATGGTCATTGTAGTGTGGCAGTATTGGAACAAGAACATGCAATGTATTTGCGATTGTTCAATAATGACCCATATCTCATGAAGCTTCTATCGATGCAATTGAAAAATGTATGTTATACACAAGGAGGTGTTAAGTACAGTGCACTAGGACGTAGAATGTCTGGTGACATGAATACCGCAATGGGGAATTGCGTGATCATGTTAATTATGCTGGCCACTGCCATGAATGAGTTAGGTGTCGATTTGGATCAGTGGACCATTGCTGATGACGGGGATGATTGTTGCATCATAGTTGAGAAGCGTATTAGTGATTTAGTGCGGAAGAATCTACCAGAGAAATTCAAGATGTATGGTCATGAATTGAAGATAGAATCTGAAGCTACTATTTTAGAACACGTTACACTATGTGGATGCAGGCCAATCCGCGTTGGGGGTAGAAGAGTCATGATTCTTAACCCACGCAGAACAGTTGGCAAGAGCAGAGTACACACGCGGGTGTACAAGACTCCATTCCTTGAAAAGTATGTGTCTACAACGGGTCAATGTCTACTGGCATTGCACGCCGGTGTCCCTGTGCTGCAAGCACACGCGATGGCTTTTAGGAGAGCACATCGCGAAACCCTGAAGGAAATACCAGGATCCTACGCTTATAAGTTCGAGCACAAAATGGACGAGAAAGACATTTTCAACGTTCGTCCTGAACCGATTACCGATGCCGCGAGAGAAGACTTTGCAGTCGCTTTCGGATTGCCGATAGAAGATCAGAAACAAATAGAATTGTGGTATGATAATCTATCGAGTAGCCAATTGCTGAGGCAGGCACCACCTCCAGAGGTGCCGGGTCGATATTATGTCTACGAAGAACAATAATATTGCCCAGACCCAAGGCAAGGGAAAGGGGAATCGACGGAACAAGAAGATGCATGGAGGGCAACAACAAGTGGCTGTAGCTTACGGAGGTGAGCTCAAACAGCGTGCACCTAACATGAAGAGTGCAGGGAGTAACATGGTTGTGAGTCATTGTGAATACATAGCAGACATTGTGTCTGCTGCGTCAGGAGCATTCAACAACATCCAGTTACCCATCAATCCAGGAATGTCTTCATTTCCTTGGCTAAGCGGAATCGCTAAGAACTTTGAGAAATATAGAATCAAGAAATTGGTCTATAGATTTGAGTCACTTGTTGGCTCGGTCCAAGCTGGTTCAGTGATGTTAGCCATTGACATGGACGCTGCTGATGCTATTCCGACAAGTAAGGCACAGATGCTGCAGGCACAAAATGCAGCTAGATGTAATGTTTGGGCAACTTGCACTACAAGATTGCCTGAGGCTGCTAAACAACTGTATGTACGTACAGCTGCTTTGGCTTCAAACCAGGACATCAAAACCTACGATGTAGGTAATCTGAATGTTGCAACACAAGGAGTTGGCACGTCGGCAGTAACAGTCGGAGAACTGTGGGTTGATTATGAGATAGAGTTGTCTATACCACAAGCGTCTTAGAACTAAGCGTATAACAAACGTGAACGAGAACGTGACGAGCTTGCCTTAATTGGCTGGCAACTCTGGAAGGAGTATAACCACTGGCAATAGATCGTGGACCTGCTGTTTGAATTTGCTGCAATGAAATATGGTATCCGATGAACTACACAGACATAGATCATGTGTACCGGAGAGAGTAAAGCATTAACAAAAATTCTTATGGTTGAAGGGTAGTGTAGCTTGACCGCCAATCAAGTAAAGCTATCAGTAAATTGTTGTGAGACACTAGTGTATCAGCTGAAATATTGTGGATATTGCACTAGTGAGACCCCTCCAACAGTTAACAGGTTGATCACCTAAACGAAGGAACTCAGGCATGACGAGC